ACTTTTCTAAAAATAGTGATTGTACTGGCTTCCATTTTACCCATTTTGGTGCTTCTACAGAATTGTCTTTTACGTAAATATCAATATTAAAATGATCTATTAAAATATTATTACCGTTGTTATCAACAACAGTTATAGTCAATACTTCAAAAGGCTCTCCTGTTGCAACGTAAGTAGGATATTCTATGTAAGAACCTTGATAAAGCAAATTATTCTCTTGTAAGTCTACTAATTGCTCAGAAGTAGAAGTATTTTTTGAAAAAGTTACATCTTGATTAAAGGAATAATTTACACCATTAATTGAAAAATATGAGTATCGGGGTATAGTATAAATGCCTGTATTTAAGCTTTCATTAGCTGCTGCTAAAAAGGACAATATTGCAGTTTGATATCCAACAGGATTATAGTTTAAAAGCTTAACAATTTTATTAATATTTTCGAACAATTCTGCTGCGGTAAAAGTACTTTCAGAGCTAGTTCTGTTAAGATAAAAAATTAAAACATGATAGGCATAAGCAATAATATCTATAATAGAAGATATATTACTTCCCTCAAAGTTTTGATCAGTAAAGATATTATTATCGTTTAGCCGGGTATTTATTAAGCTCTTTAAACTGACAGCATCAAATGCTACGTAGCCATCTTGTGCTAATTGAAAATTATTAAATTCGGTTGCCATAATTATTCGTTAAAAAAGAATCCTGTTGTACTTAATGTTCCTACTAATCTAAAGCTACTAGCAGTAGGTACTGCTGCTATAGCTAGATTTAAATTGATAATGTATTGTTGATTAACCTCATCAACAGTAACTTCTATATTTTGAACTACCACTCTAGGTTCATAATTTATAATAGCTTGCAATATTTCATTACCTATATTACGAGCATAAATTTCAGAAACACGTGAAAAAAGATATTTTTGAAGGTTGACACCAAAATAAGGGTTTAATATTCTTTGACCTGGTACTGTAGTTATTATATTAAAAATAGAATTCTTTATAGCAGAATAATCATAATCTATCTTTAAATCTTTAATTTCTCTTCTTTTTAAAAGCTCATTATTCTGTGTATATTCGAACTCCAAATCTAACTTAAGGTCAGTATAGGTGAAATTGCTTGCAGGTCTAACTGGTTCCGCTACAGAGTTAATCTTAATAGTTGCCACGTTAATTATTTATTAAACTTTATTTTTTTAAAAACAGTTTTATATATAATAAAAACAATAAATAATTATAATGAAGAGGAATTTTGTCAAAATCTATGAGTCTGTAATGCAGCGTTATACTAATAGAGGGTTTCTTGCTGGAGATGTTATTACTTTTAAGAAAGATGCTCTTAATAGTGAATGGTTTAAATCGCTAGGTACTAATACTCAAGATAAGATAAAACAAATGATTAGCAGCGGTCTTAACTTAAGAATATCATCTATTAAGAATGTATTTCCTAATGTGGGTGGAGCAGGTAATACGGATTTTACCGGTGCAGAAGTAAATCTTGATATTACTACTGAAATAGCTCCCGGTAGATATGGCGATTTTTGTACTATACCTGGTAATTTAGTAGAAGTTCACAGTAGTTATCCCAATCTACCACCTGTACCAGATGCATTTAAAAAAGATGATCCCTCAAAAAGAGTACATATTAAACCTAAGAAGTTTGAAGATGCAGAAAACAAAACACCTTTCTTAGCTCCTAATCAAACAAAACTATCCGATTTAGGTAATGGTAAATTATCAGAAGGTGATAGAGAGTTAAAGAACACTAATATAAAGATACCATCTGCTCCAATTAAAGGTCAAGCAGATCCTGCATCTTATACATACCAATATCTACCGGCTAGTGCTTAAAAAAGTTAGATAGCGTTATCAAACAGCTATAACAATTTATTTCTTGATCTACCACAAAACTACTTCTATACAAAAACTCTGAAATTGTCAAAAGCATTTCTTTTTTATTACTAATATCCTCAAGTTTATAAATGTAGTTAAATAAATGTCTTTGTAGAGAGATATAATCGCTATTAAATTTTGATTCATTATCAATTAAAGCTTTTCTAAGCGAAACTACATTTTGTTTCTTAATTTCATTAAAAAGCAATTCTAAAACATCATTTTCTAGTGATAGAGGAAGTACAAGCTTACCATTTAACGAATATTTTTGAAGCTCGTTTATACATTTACGTAAATCAGGGTAATTAGACTTTAAAAATTCTAATAATTTGGGCTTTTGTTCTTGTAATATTTCTATTTTTTCGGTTTTAAGAATATGAACACACCTTTTTACGATGCCGTCGAAAGAGGGTGTTAAGTCTAAACTTTGACATCTACTTTGCAGGGCGGGTATAACACGGTATTGGTAGTTTGCTGTCAAAATAAATCGAGTAATCTTTGCAAATTCCTCCATAGTATTGCGAAGAGCTTTTTGTGCATCAAGAGAAAGACCATCTGTTTCATCTAAAATAATAACTTTTATCTTTCCATCTATACTTCTTGTTTGCGCAAAACTTGTAACTTTACTTCTTATAGTATCAATACCGTTTTCATCACTTGCATTAATATAAAGGTATTGACATTCCAGAATACTATTAACTATAATTTTTGCGAGGGTTGTTTTACCTAAGCCCGGTGTACCTAAAAACAATAAATTAGGAATTTCTTTATTTTTACTAAAAGATTCTATTATTTTTTTGTTTATATCCGATATAATAAACTCATCAATAGTTTTAGGTCTATATTTCTCGACCCAAAGATGTTTGAAATCTAAATTCATTTACCGGAAGAGCCAAACCCCTTTTCACCTCTATCGCTTTCACTAGCTTTACCCCACTCAACTGGCATAGAAATGTTGATATAGAGAACAAATTGTGCAATTCGATCACCTGCTTTTACTGTATAATCAGTATCAGTAAAATTATAAAGCTTTACACCGGCGTCGCCCCTATAACCACAATCAATAATACCAGGATGTGCAAAAATACCGTATTTAAACCCTAACCCGCTACGCGATTCTACCTTTATCCAATACCCAGAAGGTATAGAAGCAAATTTTAGCCCTACTCCAACTACTGAGCTACTTTTAGCCGGAATTATTTTGTCCTCGACAGAGTAAACATCGTATCCTGTATCTGATTCATGATTTTTAGTAGGTAATTTAGCTAAATCGTGAGTCTTTTCAAATTTAAGTATGGGTAAAAACTGAATATTAGGATCTACATCTTTACTAAACATAGTATTATTATAACATAGCTTTATAAAATATCAATATGCTATAAATATTATTATGAGTGAAGAACTTAATGAAATGGTAGGAGATTTATTGGATCAATTAAAAGATGCTAATAAAAAAGCCGAACAGGTAAAAAAGGAATCAAACCCTTTAACAAAAGAAAATATGGAAAAGTTTGTTATTGAAAAGGCGGGTAAACTTGTAGAAGAAAGTTTAGATGTTATTAACAATGTAAAGGATTATATATCTTCGGCTCCAGAAAGTAAGGATGTAGGTTCCTTAGCTGAATTAATAGCCTCTACATCTACAGCTATAGAAACACTTAATAAAATTATTGTGACTGACAAAAGAAATGATACTTTAATTAAAGCAAAAGAAATGGATATAGCATCAAGAAAAGAGCTCAAGCAAGCAGATAATACCACCAAACTGTTAGCTACACGCGAGCAAGTATTTAAAATGTTGATTGATAGTGCAAATAATAGTGCAAAAATTATTGATGCGGAAATTATTAATTAAACAAAAAAGTCTTTTTTATTACTACATTCAAAAAATCTTGCATAAAAATCTTTCCAAATTTTATTAAAGTCGGGTACTAAGTCCTTAAACATCTTTACAAACTCATCTTCTTTAGGGAATTTGGGTAATAGTGCTCTTAGCTTAGCTTCAAGAGTTTCCGGGTCAAAATCAATTTCACCATCAAATAAAGAATTAAAATCAACCTTTCCAATTACCGGCAATCTAAAGTTACATATTGCTGCTTTTGTTCTATCAATAGCTGCAAGATAAGATTGAGGGTCATTAAGATTTAAGGTATTTCTATAGCCACCCGCAGCAAAATTAAATATTTCTTCAAAAGAACCTGGGTCTACTGATGGTAATACATTAGGTAGGTTAAGTTGAGGTATCTCAATAATGTTATTAATATTGCTAACCGAATTAACCAACCCGGAGGATGGCCCTAATATTTTCTTTGTATATTCTAAATTATTAATACCGACTTTATCTATAGTATTATTAAGATTAGTTAAATTAACATTTGGAATTCTAATATTGGAATAAGCGGCGTTTAATTTGGCTTGTGCAGATTGTGTTAGAGAAACAGGTTTTTGAAGTTTAAATGTTCTGGTCTTATATTTAAACTTATCATTTATCTGTGAAGTAGTAAGTTGAGGTGTATTTGCAGTCTTAATAAATATTCCTATTGACTTACCGATTGTTCTTGTACTTCTAGATTGTTTAATTTGTTTATGAGATACATCAAAAGATTGAATAGTATTTTCAATATTTGAATTATATTGGATGTTATAAACTTGTTGAATATTACAAGAGACATAATCTCTAGGATTGTATCCTATCTTATCGTTTATATTACTAAAGTAACAAACATACTCAAACGTTCTATCGAAAGTAAGCGCGAGATCATCAACCATACCGGGTGATGCATTATAAAATTCAAGATAAAAGTTTAAATCAGTAACCAAGTTTAAGCCGTGAGGTTGAGTTGAATCAATGGCTATATTGTAAGTATCATTAATTCGTTGTAAATTTATCAGATTGGTTTTCATTAAAGATGAAGTTTTTAGACTAAGCTCCTCATTCACACTTTTAGTAACTTCACTTAATTTATTAGATAAAGAAACAGGAACCGTGTTTGGTGCTCCAAAACTACAAGTTACATCAAATAAAGGGGATACTGAATCATCGAATTTAACTCTAGTATTAACTAAAGAACCTACACTATCGCTAGGATCATCTAAGAAAGAGTGCTCTTCCTTATTAACCTCTTCTTTTATAATTTCTGTGCTATTTTTAAATTTTTTATACCAATAAAAAATAAAATCATTATCATAATTGTTAAGAGTATTTTTATCTAATGTTGTAAAAAAATTAGATATGTTTGTAACTGGGTTAGAGCTCTTTAAACTTGTCCAGTAATCAATAGAAGTGCTAAATTGAGGAGTAAGATCGCCGTTTAAATCTCTTTTACCGCCTGCTACTGTTAATTCACGTACAGCAACTCTTGAAACTGTTGTTATAGGTTGTTGCGTTGGGTAGGTATTAGTAGGAGGTGGTAGTACAGAGGTAGGAGGTGATACCCGCACTCTAACAACAGGGGGGGTACTGCGTGCTAACCGCTGTTGCTCTGCATAGGAATCGACAAACACATCTACAACAGGTTGGCCTCCGGTATTTCTACTAGCTGTTCTATTTTTAACTGCTCCTCCTGTATCTTCTGCTCTAAAAGAACTACCTAACCCCGGTATATCTATAATACTACCATAGGGTATATCGTTTTTATAGACAGCTACACTTCTCCCTGATTGTAATGGTCCATAAATGTTACTATTAGCTCCTATCTTTTGTTTAGAATAATAATCTGATTTCGGTTCATCAGGTGAGTAGAATGTAACTCTTACATCCATTTCATAAGACCCGTCCGCATTAATGGTCGTAGGTCTATTGTTTAGCAATAATGGAGGTTGTGTAGAAGTTGTTACCAGTGTAGAAGTTTTTTCACCATTACTCAAGGCAGGTGAATAATCAATACTACCTATAGAATTAAGATAGTTTGTATATTTTATCGCAAAATCTAAAGAATTAGCTACATTTGCGTCAACTAAATCAGGATACGCTGTTTTTGTAGATGTACGTGTCATTTTATTTACTATTGGTATTTAAGAATAAATTATCGTAACTGTAAGTCTTAACGCACCTTAAATCGTTAAAATATTCATTACCTTCGAAAACGTGCTTTACCTCCACAACAAAATATACACCTAAAAATTTACTATCAAAATCACTATAAGGTTGGGCACCGCTTCTATCAATACCAATAAATTTTCCTGCTTGTCTATGAGTACTGCCCGGTATTCTAAATAATACAGAATTATTCATAAACACACTGCTAAATAAAGCTTTATTTCTACCTGTGCTTAATCTTTGATCAGCTTCTTTAGCAACTATAGAAAATGTATTTTTTACATTTTTTTGAAGCAAGCGATATTCTCCTGGATAAAAGTTTGAGTATGCAGAGTCATAGCTTACTTTATTAAACGGAGTTACATAGTTTTTAAAATAACTACTTAGTATAGAGTTGATAGTATTCCTTGATTGATCAATATTAAATATTTTTTCGTCGCTATCGTAGCTATGTACAATATGTGTTACTAATTCTTGTTGTGAAATTTCGCCAGGCATGGAATCAAACACAAAATTGTTTATAGTACCAAATTTGCCTAAATTGAGAGCATTAGAAGGTGTAAAGCTTATAGATTCGATTTCAAATTCGTTATTGTTATCAGAATAAACACCTAAATTAAATGTTTCTAGGTAATTTGCACCAATTTGAGATTCTGAGTTAGAAGAATTAAGATAAAGAGCTTTAGAAAATGTTTTATTAAGACTTTCAAAAGTAAAATTATAAGTACCTCTTTCAATTCTTAAAAAACATTGATCAAAATCGTAAGCTTTATCTGATACATGTTTACCTAATAAATACTCTAAGCAATCAATACCTTTAAATGAAGCGGGTGAAGAAAAATATATTTTTGATCCACCTTTATCAAAATTTTCATTAAAAGTAATTAGGTATCCATCTGATTCGCTAAAAAATTCTTTTAAAAATAGTTTTATCGCATCACCCGTATTAATCCCCCTGTCAATATTGTTTAAATTTTCAACTCTATCACTTTCTACATAATTTGCTGTAGTGAAGTATGAGTTTTTTTCTCTTAGAAGCTCGTAATAAAGATCCCAAAAATATAGTTTTTTAAACTTCTCGCCCGGGCCTTCACCTAAAACTTCTTCAGAATTATATATTGCAAATTTAAATAACAATCTAAATGCTTTATCTTCGTCTAAGCTTTTAGAATAATTAGCTTCTTCGGTTAGCTTAGGTAGAATATCTATAACCAGTATATCTCTGGAATCACCTTTAAAAATAAATCCTTTATTAGGAGTAAAGAATGTAGTGGTTTTTGCTTGCTCTTTATTTTGAAAATCTGCTATGCGTTCAACAGCATCAAATTTGTTATTAATAATAATGTATCCTTTATGAAAAAAATTAGTGTAATCATCCTCAATCACTAGCGAATTAATTGCGCCTATTTTTAATTCTTGGTACCTGCCGTCGACGGAGAGTAGACCCACTCTAAACCGGTAGTTGTTGTTATTAACGATGTCTTGAAAATCTTGCTGCTGCGAATCAATTAAAGTTGTTGCCATATTATACTAATGCTGTTTTTAGTTCGTTTAAAACTGTAGGCACGTATTGTGGTTTAATAATTTTTAAAATAGTACCTGTGTCGGGAGATTTTATAGGATTAAAGACTTTATTTGTTAAGCATATTAGCCACCACAAATCAATTGTTTTATAAGCATTAAAGCTTATTACCGTCCACGGCATTTTTTGTGTTACCTGCTGATAATATACTAAAGAATCATCTATGCTGTCGGGTAAATAAACAGACTGTAAGAGATTGTAAAAATATTGACTATTACCTGTCTTATAAAGTTTAAATATATTTTCATATCTTGTTGTTTTAAGTTGAGGTAAGTCTGATATAGTGTTTTGTCTATTTCCCATCATATATTATTTACCTTCCCGATATAATAGTCTCTACTATGTTACTAGCTTGACCGGCTAATGTTCTGGTTGTTACTAAGGATTCGTTATTTAAAATAGAATACATAAAATTCTTTGATTCTGTAATAAGACTCTTTACAGTTATGTTAATAACATATGCATCTGGTATAATAGCTTTTATATTTCTGGGTGTTTGTGAGTTGACGAACCCTCTTACTACAGAAGGAGCATTATTAAATCGGTTAAGTAAATTATTAAAGAATCCCCCGCTTGGTGTTTTAGGGGGAAGAGATTCATCTAAATTTAAATTTTCAATATAAGAGAGGTTAAATGCTAATTCTCTTCTTGAACCTTGAAAATCTACAGAAATTCTCGATATATAACAAAAAGGTAAAAATTTAACCCCAGGTATCTCGACTTGATAGAGAACAGGGGGTTCTATTATTGATAAATTTTTTCTAGAAGGCTTATTGTTATAAAGAAGTAGAAAAATTAGCTCCCAATTTCTTATTACATCATTAAATGACACTGATCCGGTGTTAATCAATGGAAACATAAAACTAAATTCATCACCTTCATCGCTGTAATTGTAAAACTTAGATTTTTCTACAAAACTTATCTTAGTAGGTTCTCTTAACATACTAATTGTGCTAGCAATATCAGTCATGCCTTCTGCAGCTTTTGAAAGAATACCTACAAATGGGTTAGATGCATCAGTAGAAAAAGTATTAGATTGCATATTATTATAATCTTGAAAATAAGGCATTACAAATTCCCATCCAGTTGGTTCTGTTATATAGAGGTTTTTATAAGGGTTTAAGTAGGGGTTTTTGCTATATACAGGATTTGAGTCCACTGTAGATGGAAATTTACTTTGTACATAATCTTCAGCTTTGCTCACAGTACCACCTAGTAAAGATATAATAGAATTTTTAGCCTCATCTGGCAATGCGTTTAAAGCAGCAGTAACTCCCTCTTTAGTAACTCCATATGAATATTTTAACTGCGAAACAAGTGCGTTAGCTTTTAATTTGAGCTCTTTAAGATATATTTTAGGGACTTCTTGTCTAGATTCTTGTAATTTAGAATACGTCCAATAAAAATCAGATACTACGTCTACGCTTTCTCCTAGAGGTGTAGCTAAGCTTCTTCCTTGCCCTCCTCCTGTAGGAGTATTATTAGGAGATACTAAGATAGGAGGTTCGGCGTCTGCACTAGGATCATATCCATCAAAAGATCTTGTTCTAGATACAGAAAAAACGTGGTTCATATATATACTTAATAACTAAACATTCTGTTAGTTAGATTATTTCTATAATCGAGATTTGAAGACGTTTTTTGACTAAAAACCATGTTGGATGAACTGTTATTTACAACCACATTTGAAGAAGCTTCTTTTTTATCTCTTATGTCTACTAAAAGTTGATTACTATCATTCATCATCTTATATTCTGCTTCATATAATTTTTCTGTCTTTTTGAAATGTGTTTCTAATCTTTGAGATAACTTACCTAATGTATCTCTTAATTGATCTACAGACTTAGCAGTTTTAAAATCCATGTTTTTTAAAGCGCCTTCAATAGGTCCGCCTTTTTTCATAGCAACTATTTGATCATTTTTATCAAACGAATATGAACCGCGCTTTGAATACATTACACGTTGGTTATCATCTATTAAATCTCCTACTGGTATTGTTTTAGTTTCTTCTTCTTTTTTACCTTTAAATGTTTCTCCTAATATTTTAGCTCCCTTCATTGCAAGCCCTATAGGGGTAGCATTAGTAAGTATTTCCTTAAGAGTATCCCAGGTAAACAGACTTTTTAACCAATCTATTACTTTAATCATAGATTCTTTAAAAGCGTCACCTATGCTTTTAAATTTATTAACAAAAAAATCTTTACTTTCGAAAAATGTATTTTTTATATTATCCCAAGTAAACGTTTCTTTAAGCCAACCGAATACAAACCCCACTACTTCTTTAATAGACTCCCACAAATCTTTTAAGTTCTTTAATATATCAAAGTTTTTACCAAATTCTTTTATTTTATCACCGGCGTCTTTATCAAACCAACCTACAATCCACCCAACAATCTTTACTGGTATTGAAGCAATAGAGCTCACTAACTGATTTAATAGTTCTAAAATACCAGGAATAAACCCTTCCTTAAAGCTGGAAAATACTTTATCTATTCTATCTCTTATCTCAGTAAAATCGAACAAATCCAATCCAACTAGCTGAAAAATGCCGGTAATAAACTCGACAAAACCGGTTACAAACCCCGTTAACGCTTTTTGAATAAAGGATTTATCCTTTAATTTTGGATCAGTAAAAGATTGATATAGTCCTATAATAGTTTCTACTATAAAAAATAGTGGCCCCAAAGCGCGACCAATCTGTTTACCTACATTAAAACCAGCTTTAAAAAATCCACCTACTGCCTTCCATATATCATCAAAAAACTCAAAAATTGGCTTTAAAGCGCTTCCAATTTTTCCTCCTGGTGCGCCTTTAGGTAATAAATCAGTAAGCGGCTTAAAAAATTCACCTATGGAATCAAATACACCTAAAACAGTTTTAACTATTTTATTTTCTTTAACAGCAGTCGTTATACCTTTAAAAATGTCGTCAATAGTAGCGGTGAGTTGTGCAAATTTACCCTTTATGAACTCTATCGGCTTAAATTCTCTAGCTGCTTTTACTATATCATCAAACTTTGTTTTAATATTAGTAAATAGCTCTTCAATAAATTTACCTACTTTAGAATTTCTTACTTTATCTACTAACTCAAGAAATTTTCCTTTTAAGTTAGTAAAGACTTCCTCCACAAATTTACCTAACTTAGAATTTCTTACCTTTTCTACTAATTCCGTAAATTTACCTTTTAAGTTTGTAATAAGTTCTTCTATAAATTTACCTACCTTAGAGTTTTTAATTTTTTCTAAAATATCTACCCATCTTTTTCTTATTCCGCTGAACCCATCACCTATTGCTTTACCCCACTCTCTTAATTTTGATATTGCGCCTGCAAGAAAACCTAATATTAAACCAGCGGCAAAAGTTAAAAGCCCTAAAATCATTTTAAGCCAGGGAAACTTTACCTCTGGTTTCTTAGTATCTAGTTCTAGATTGACAGCTGACTTGATTGCTTTAACTATGTCTTTCCTTCCATCCATAGTAAGACCGTCTATAACTATAGGAGTAGCTTGATAAAGACGCTCTTTTTGCTTATAGCGATTTTTTCGTTCGCTGTCTTGTTTATCTTTAGTGAGTTTTTCTAAAACTATACTCTTAAGCTGCTTATCTTGCTGATTACCAGATAGTAAATTAAGCACTGCGCCAAGCTTAGAGTCGACATCGTCGTTTTCCATTAATATTATTTAATGAAAAGATCTTTTATACAGTAAAAAGTGTTTGATCTATATCTATTTCAACTGAAGTACCGTTATTTTCGAAGTACTTCCTTTCAAATGCTTTAGCACTATTAATAAAGTCTATAAGCTTGCTATTAATACTAAGAGGCAATTTTTCTAAAACTTGAATTTTTTGAGTTAAGGTAAGTTTGTCAAATTCTAATTCAATTAAATTACTAGAATTGTTGATAGTTACTGTATTAATATATTTTACAAGTTCATTAATATAAATTTCACCAACAGCTTCTTTAGCTAAGTTATCGTCATCAGGTAAGGGTATTAATTTCTTTCTAGTTTCTAAGTTAATAGATGTATCTTTTGCTAAAGTAGGAATAGATACATTTATCTTAACATTATCTTCTACGAGTTCAGTTGTTTTAAGTTCAGAAGGTAATGGGGTATTAAAAGATAATATAAAAGATAAATCAATTTCTCTGTCTTCTTTCTTGTAAAGTTTATTAAGGGAGGCAGCTCTTAAGGCTACAAGTAAATAACTTCTATCTGTTGTTAATAATTCTATTTTTTCTAAACTATTTTCTTTTAAAATACTATTAGCTAAAATTGCAAAGCTAATTCCTGAAAAGGCCTTTTCTAAGGCACTCTTAACTGCATCTTTTTGCTGCTTAGTAGTAAGGCCTTTAAATTTTACCTTCTTATTTAGAGAAGGTACAAAAAGATCAAAATCTTTCTGCAATACATCTAAAGAAGCTAATGCCTCGTTAAGATTTTCCATAAAACTATTTATTTAGAGGTATAGTTTTATCAATATTGTCTTGTTCTTCTTTAGCTTTTTGTAACTCCTGTTCGTAAATATTGCATAAGATAAGATTTTCTGTTAAAGTATTAGAATCTATGTAATCTGCGGCATAATGTAGCTTACTGACAAGTATATACTGTAATTCAAGAATGTTTTTTAAGTTGCTGGTGTAAAGAGCCTTTAAAATTTCAAAAAAAGACAAATCATACGGTGAAAGTGTCAAAATATTTTCTGAATTAGTAGATAATAGATCAAAAACTAAGCTAGAAAAATTATTTTTTGTCTTTTCAATAAATTCCTTTACCTTTACAGTAATTTCTGCAGGTAGATTGTCAATAATAGAAGTTTTTTCATGTTCTGTAAATGATAATTTACTTCCTTTATAATAAATTGAATATATAGAGCTATACATAGCTTCAAAAATGTCAGTGAAATAGAGTTTATCTGGTAGACGAACAGTTATTTCATAATTTTCTATATGAATCACTTGTGAAAAATTTGTTTTTAAATCTAAACACTTTGATAAAAACGGTATTAAGGGTTTTTTAATGCTAAGACTCTTTTCATTAAATTCAATATCAGGTGAAATCGAAGTACATCGTAATAAAAACAGAGCACAAAACTTATCAAAGTTAGTTAATTCACTAAAAATGTCTTTTTCAACTAAACATTCTTTTAAAATTTCATTAAAATACTCTTCAATGTGAAGATTGTTTTGATTAATAAGAAATTTATTAACAGTTTTAAAAGATAAAAAAGAAATTTCTTTAAGCTTAACGCTTTTTCCTGGAGAAGGTATTGGAAAGTTTATAAAAAATGACATTATAGGAAACCTAGAGGGTTAATACTACCCAAACCATTTTGAAAGCTTGTAATTCTCGGTATAGCTCCATTGGCTATACGGTTTACTACATCGGCTATGGGTAAATATAGATTGTTTTCTACTGTATAATTAGAGTAAGTCCAGCGGGTCGCATATGTAGTAAGCTTAGGATCAGAGTAATCTAATGATTGTTCAGAGATTTGATAAGGCATACAATTATAAAAATGAAAAACTTTGCGAGGTATCATAGAAATACTATGGTAGGTAAATGTATATTCAAGTAAAGTCATATTTACTTTCATGTTTTTTGGGTCTTTTCTATTGTCTACATCGCCGGGGCGGGCGCACATACCAAAATGTGAACCTAAAATGACCCAGGGGCGCAAAACAAAGTCAATAAACGATGTATTTGTTTCTCTGAACTCGATTACAAGTGAAGGAAACTCTGTTTCACGTGCTCCTCCTAAAACTCCAGGTAAAAATCCTCTATTATTTGGCACTGAAACTGTATTTACTGCATATTGCTCTGTAGGAATTGTTATCGAATGAGCAAATAAACAGCCTACAATTTTTTGTAGAGGAAAACTATTTAAAATAGCACGTGCTGTATCAATATCGAACCCTTTTCTTGTACCATCATGTCGTTCTAATCCTTGAATAACATTGGTTCTCAGTGCTTGGGGGTAATTATCTATAACTATAATCCATTGAGAGGTGTTGGGAATTGCGGTAAACCACGATTCCATTTGTACCAGAAAATAATCCCGAGGGCTAATAAGAGGAACCCCGGGTATATTAAAACCAAAAAGCTGAATAGCTTGAGGCGCAAAAGCAGGATTTAGACCGGTTCCTAAATCAGTAAAATTTTGACCTAAAGATTGTATGGCAGAGGTGAATGGATTATTCACCTAATTATTTAATAGTTAAGCTGTAATTTACAGCTTTCTCCAGTAGTGATACGAAACAGTAGCAGTAAATTCAATTGTTTGACCGGTACCAGCTGCAATATTATATGCAAGAGGTCCTACATTTCTAATAGAAACACCAACTAACTGATATTGAGCAACAGCATTCATCTGATTATCTAGTTGAACTAAGTCCATAATAGCTGTTTGCTTAGGTGAGAAATAGTTTCCTGTAGAATTTGAATCATCAAATATATCTTTAGACCACTGTTCAAACTTTTGACGAATTTGAGACTGTGCATCAGCATAAAATACTAAATCATAAGCCTCACTATTAGGATAAACAACATTACCGGGTAGGTTAAAATTTAGACCCATGTAAGGTACCTGAACGTTGGTAATCGAACGAGCGGGTAAGCTAGCTGTTT